ATTTGTTACAACAGTATATTCAAGCCCAAGTGTATCTAAATCATTTAATGCAGCCTTCCATGGCAATAGTTTTAAGGACTATAACTTCTCACCAGACCATATGATTGATTACTATGGTACTGAGATAAATTATAGAGACTTCTTGGCTGAGAATTTTCTTAGACTTTAGAGCCTTGACTTCCCCCGCAAAATTTGATATGCTGTATATATGGACCATAATAAACTACTAAGAACTATCGAGTGGTCTGGTCATACCAGTACATATATGGCCTTGCTAGCAGTAGTAGAGTTACATAAAGAGCAAGAGATTACCCTGCCTAATGGTGAGTGGGGAAGCAACTGTATTGCCTGTGATGGCTGGCTTTATCCATGCCCGACCATTGAGGCTATTGAGAAGGAGTTGGTAAATGTATAAGGAAGTTAAGATAAAGAACACATGGGTCCACTACGGTGGTTCCTTCAAGCGCTTTGGGCTAGGCTTTAGCATTGAGCGCTATTCCATAAACCTAGACCTATTCTGGGTCTGGATCATGATCGAGAGATAGGTTTGTATGTCTATCAGACAGGTCAGAACTAAGAACAATAAGTTTAATAGGGTAAAATATGATGGCGATGGAAACATTCTAACCCCAGCCAGAAAGAAAGAACTTAAGGCGCTGCCCAAAGAAAGCATTAAAGGTCCTAAATGGGTCAAGATTGTAAGTCAGTATAATGGCACATGCTTTGTCTGTAATAGTGGTATTAAGGCTGGCACAGAGATTCTTTGGAATAAGAATAATAAAAAGACTAGGCATCTTGGATGTAATAAATGACAAACACAGAGCCCAACCTATTTGTTACACAACTTTCTACCACAAGAAATATGCATAGGCAAGGAAGAAAAATCAAAGGCAAGCGTAAGCCTATGAAGTCTAAGCCTGTTATGAAGGTTGGTGGAAGAAGGATTTCTGCTGCTATACAGAATAAAACAAAATATGTATTTCCTGTTGAGGTATCTAATATAAATGATTAACCTAGAAATCCCAGATCCATTCCAAACCTTTGTAACCAAGAAGTATGCTAATGCCAAGGGTGCAGTATATGACTTCTTTGGTAAGGAATGGTCTTGGCATTGTCCTTGTGATGAGGTTATCTATGCTCCATCCCGCAAAACTTTGATAAGCAGCAGGCTATATCATACTAGGAATGTGTGCTTAGGTGGATATTAACCGATATAGCCCGTGTCGGGCTTAGGTGGGTTTATTAACTCTATTTTGCGCCGAACTTACCCGCCTAAAATAAAAAATCACAATGCCCTAATCTGGACATATGGAATTGCAGTAGTAGTAGTAAGAGATGACGCTGTGGTAAAACCACCTGAAACATCTAAGGTTGGTATTTGAAATCCTTGAACAATACCATTGGTATATGATATATCTCCGATTCCACCTAACAAGGGATTGACTGAATAGGTGTTTCCTGTTCCATTTAGAGGAACATTTGCAAGAGTTGAAGACTGAATATTTAAAGCAAGCCAATAAAAACCTGCTGAAAGTGATTGAGAAATTGTAATTGGATATGTAGTTGAAGTTGCGGTTACAGTTACAGTGCCAGCATCCAACAGAACAGTTGATGGTTTTCCACTAGAGTCAGAATTATATATTCCTAACCTTATAACAGAAGTTCCAGGCGAGTTTGTATGGGTTCTTGCTGCAATTCTATCAACTGTTGTAGTTGTTGGTATATATATAGGAGAAAAATAAGTTCTGTTTAATGTAAAATTGTTAGAAGAATTGTTAGGATTTTGTGTTCTGTACCATGATCCAGAATACATTGGAAGAGCCATTATTCCGCCAGCAGGTCCTTGCGGACCAGTTGCTCCTGCACTGCCTGTTGCCCCTGTAGCACCTGTTGCCCCAGTTTCACCCTGTATACCTTGGGGACCTTGGGGACCTTCAGCACCACCTGCTGTAATCCACTCGCCATCATATACACTTAGCACATTTGTGCTGGTATTAAACCAAACAGGATTAGCACCAGTATCTTCTGGGGCAGTTGCTGAAAAATACACAGCATTTCTATCATCGGCAAGGGTATCAATAAGATCAACATATTCCGAAGATCCTGGAGATTTACCCGCTCCAAATTTATTTAAAAGGTACTCGATAGTTCTGACAGTCACTTAAACATTATACCATTATAAAGTATATTAAGAGATTTCGCCTGAACCTGTAATTGATCCAGCGCCGTCTATACCTTTAGGCATGGTGTATATTTCCCAATTGTCTGTATATCCTGGAGCATATCCTGGGTTTCCACCATTTGTAACTCTGATGTAATATGCTCCGTTAATTCCGTATGGGTTGCCATCTGTGAGAACGGTTGCTCCAAGTGGATAGGATACTCCGTTATTATAAAGGCCTTGATAATTTGGTGGAAATGCCATAAAACTATTGTATCATATTTTAAATGAAATTAATATTGATTACTATTCTTTCTTCTGTATATTGAGGGGAAGATGATGAGTGATAAGTCAAACCATCAAACATTATTGCTGATCCAGCCTTTGGAGAGATTGACCTGTTAACCGTAAGTACTGGGTCTTGATCAGATGAGTGCTTTTGATGAAAGATTATTGTATCCCCATCTGAGTCATTTACATAGTATAATAAAACCATATGTGGTGTGGTCATATCTACATGGGGTGGGTGTATATGATCTTGTTTATCTGTTTTATTTAAGATGTTTGCCTTAATTCTTAAAGTTTCTTTTACCTCTATCCCGTGTTTTTTAGCAAAAGTGTTTAGGATATTGCTGCCAATTTCATGGATATCTGACATCTTTTTGTTATTAAAAGATGCTGCATGAGAGTGTTGCTTATCTTCTGATACCGTTATATTATTATTTTTTAACTTTAGATATTGGCGTATACCGCTTGTATTTTCAAGGGTATGCCAAATAATATTTTTATTATTTTTTGTTACTGCTTGGCTTACTTCAAGAATCTGATCTAAACTTAAAAAGTTATCATCATAGATAAACAACTTTATCCTTTAGGAGTTCCAGTTCCATGTATGATCATACTTTTCGTAAGCATGAGTTCCATTAAGGCCATGTGTACTAATAAAAGCAGCAAATCCAGATACGTCAACAATTGTCTGGTTTACTCTCATAACTGTAAATGTCTGACCATTCATTGCTATACTATCACCGATAAGTCCGCTAACTGTTATTAGAAGTGGAGTGCTTTCTGGCATATAATCTGTTAAGTATGGAGGGAAAGAATTATTAAAGAACATTGTATTGTTAGTAAATTCTGCGTCATAGCCAACATCATTAAGATTAACGGTTGATATGCTTAAGGTTCTAGAAAATGTTGCTCCAGCATTTCCCATAATGTTTCCTGAGCCTGTTATTGTTCCTGCATTTACAATTGAATTAGTCATAAGATCATTATATCATTAATTTTGACATTTAGGGATGATAATGGTATAGTTGATACATGAATACTCATAGTTGTGATTTTAGCCTAGACCTAGATGGTCAGGTTACTTGTGCTACCTGCGGTGCTATGGAGACTAAGCCAGATATCTTTGAAAGCCAGGTAGACTTTGAATAAGAACGAATGCAAAAAGTGCGGGATGTCAAAGAAAGACCCACTATTTTGGGAAAGCCACCAAACCATGAGTGATAACAATATTTGGTGTGCGAGTTGAAGGTTTTAATTGTAGCGCAAGCAAGGTCTGGGTCAACAAGCCTACTAAGGGCTATAGGATATAGTTCAGATTTAATGATTATAAATGAGCCATTTAGGGATAGCCCTACAACTGGCTCTACCCTTGCTGATGATTATAAACTTCTTAAAGATACAGATAATATAGTTGTAAAGATAGTTGGCAATTGGTTTTATCGTATGGAAGAGTTATCGGATCCAAATACACTATTTTCAATGTTTGATAAGGTTATTGGTTTGACAAGAAATAATACAGAAGAGACTACTAAAAGTTATCTTGTAGCAAGTCACTTTAACTCATGGCGTAAAGGTCAAAAAGCACATAAACTTTCTGAGGAAGAGTATAAAAAGATTATCTCAGATAAGTATGAAGAGCAACTTGAAGATGTTAAAAAAATACAATCAGAAATAAAATCATTTAACATTGAGCAATTTACTTATGAGGGTTTATTCATAGATAAGACTGAGTTAGATGCTATAGAAAAATACCTAGGCTTTGAAATAAGATCGTACATACAAGGCAATTTTTAATCCTGAATTAGCCTATCTCTAATAGCGATAGCATCTTTAAACACTTCGTTATCTTGTGATAAAGTCTTGTGCGAATAATCTGTTGGCGGATTAGTAAAAAACCTAAAAAATATCATCTTAACATACTCATCGTTACTAAAAGTCTTATGTGGTCTCCAGTGGATATGCTCGTTGGCATTAAAGACTATTGCCGAATTGTTTTCTAGTTTATATAAGTCTGTGCCTATACCTATGTCCCAAGATGTATTAGAAGTAAACTGATAGTTAATTATGATATCACTTATCTCCCCATCAAAATGCGGTGGAAGGTTGGGCATGCCGTACTTACCACTATACTCTGCATATAGTACATTATTAATCGACCAGGGAAGTTGGCAGTCAGAGTAAAAGGCTTCTGATGCAATATCCAATAGCCTTTGATTGATGGATGTGTTGGGATTTTTAAAATGATCTGATAGATTAAACTGGAGTCTTCCAAGATTATTATCTATTCCAGCATGAAACTCCCAGTCAAATGCAATATACTCACCAGTTTCGGTTCTTGGTATGTATTTATTATTAATAATGCTATCAATAAGTGATAATTCTTCATCAGCAAATACATTATTTATTTTAGATATACCCATTCTTTAATTATACCACTGACCTGAATGTGCTATAATTTTTATATGTCCAATCAACTAGAAAAATGTAATTTTTGCGACCTCCAAGCAGAGTACGATCAAGTCGTAACTGTTGGTGAGTCCAAATATATTGTATCTGGTGTATGCAAAAGACATCTGCTGATGGGGTTATCTGCGTGACGGGAATTAAGTGTTCTGTTTGTGATCAGCCTAATGCTAGTCAGGCTAAAGGCAATGCCATCTATTGTGCAAACTGTTATACAACATATTTTATTAAATGAATATATACCTATTTGATAGTGCTAATGCAACTACACTTCCCAAAGTATCACAAGAGTTAGAAGACGCTGGGTTTACAGGCATACTTTTGCCATATGGATCTAGCCTAGGTGATTATTTTACATTCATTGCTAGGTCTATAGATACTAGCCATAAGTTAAAGTATATAGTTGCTATTAGGCCTTACACTATATCCCCGCAATATTTAGCATCTATAGTTAAATCATTAAATGAGATAGATGATGATAGAGTTTGGATTAACTTTGTTGCTGGAACAGTAAATGATTACGAACAGTCTCTTGGTGGAGTAATTGGTGATGTAAATGATTCATCTCATTTTTTAGAAAGAAAACAATATCTTATAGATTATGTTCCAGTATTTATAGAATACTGCAAAAATATTATGAAGCCTCCAGCAATATGCGTTTCTGGTATGAGCGATGAAATATTTAATCTAACAGAAAAATATGCAGACTACAACATGACATCTTATGATAAGCATATTCATGAAAATAAATTTAAAAAAATTTCTAAGCCAAAGATTGTTACGATGTGCCCTTTTATTAGAAGCACACTAAAAGAAATTAATGTATTAAAAAATCAAGGAAATATACCACAAGATGCTGTATTTGCTGATTCTAATGGTCTTATAGATATTTTAAATAGTTTAAAGAGTGATGGAATAAATGATGTAATGTTTCATGTTAATGGATCTGATGAAGAGTACAGGCGCATAGTAGACTTTGTTAAAAATAATAAACACCTAATTGCTTGACCTTTGACTGTATATGGTATATACTAGATAGATGTGTGATTGTAGGGTGTGTCAGTTGGAGTTTATGTACCCTGCGGACATTGATAAAGTAGTTAGCGATGTCTTTGAGTACTTAGTAGATGAAAAATGATCATCAACTATCTCGATTGGCTAAGCATAAACAATATAGAGTGGGACTAGGCTTGACACTGTAGTTCATTCAAGTGTATAATGTAATAGTAATAATATCTAAAAAGAATGGGGAAATAAATGACAAAAGAAGATATGGATAAGGTTATTGAACTTATCGAACAGCGTAAGGTTGATGTGTTGGCAGCAAACAATGTTCCAGAAGGTGACATTCAGCATGCATGGATTAGCGGAATTTATGAAGACATTAAAGGATTCTTAAAATCTCAGTTTGAATAAAACTAAAAGAGGTGGGGCATGAACGAACCTAAAATTATGAAGATGGACTGGCGTAGTCTTAACTATTGGCCAGTATACAAAGATGGTAAAAAGGTTTGGGTTCCAAAAGATACATTAAAAAAGGATGATGATGAGTGAGGACTGGACTAAAGATTTAACTGATGAGCAAAAGGCTCAGGTATGGAACTTTATTGTTTATACAGTTAAAGAGATTAGAAATGATATAGCAATTGACATTCTTGCTACCTCAGATCTTTGGAAGACTAATGGTTTAAATAAGTCCCGCCGAACTCAAAAGGCATTTGACATTTGTGCAGCAATTGCATGGGGTAAACATGAATTAGAGCACCATGGACTAGGTAAGGGAGCATCAGATGATTCATCTAATTAAAAGAACTGTCTGTAAGTTAAGGGGTCATTCACTTGAGCCTGCTGGTTCATGCCCATTTACTGGCTCAAGGTACTACTATTGTTATAAATGTGAAATGATGATTCCAGTAGATGTGGTACAGTAATGAAACAGTATAAGGTTGACAATGGTAACGATAAGTACACCAACATACCTAAAGATATCGTGCATGAAATCATTATTGATCATTATCAAAAGTCATACCATATGGTATTTGGTTTTGGTGGTTTGATTATTGGCTTTCTCTTAGCGATAATTGCAGGTATATAGACATGTGGTGGTCTTGGATATTAGCAGCCATTGGTGTTGCAGGAATATTTCTTGTAGGTCGTAAGACTATATGGGGATGGCTAGTTTTATGTGTCAATGAATGTCTATGGATTGCCTATGCCCTTGCTACTAATCAATATGGATTTATAGTTGCTGCTATTGCATATGGTATTGTATATATTAAATCTTTTGTCCATTGGAAAAAAGATGAGGGGGTAAACATATGATACATGTTTTATTTTTAATACCATCATTCATTATGGGATATGTTGCATGCTATATTGCTATGACATATAAGGTTGAGCAGTAGAATGAATTTTCAGTCTGAATCCAAAAAAAGTGGCGATGAGTTTGAAAGCATAGTGTATGTTGATTTGGTTAGTCGTGGATTTACAAAGATAGATAAAAACTATGTGTTTGAAAATATTGGGTGTGAAGTAGACTTTAGGGCTCATGGAGAAACCTTTGAATATGTAGAGTGCAAGGGTGGTAAAGATGGAGATAACAAGAGGCCTGGTGCCAAAAGAACAGACAATGTTAAGAAAGCAATTGCTAATGGTGCATTAATTAAATTATCTCATACTCTTAAGTATGTTGTTTATTTTTCTGCAAAACCAGATCCAGGATCTTACTCTGATAAAATGATTAGAACTGCACTAAAAAATAAAATTATTGATGAAGTAAGATATATAGATTATGTCGTATAAAGAGGTTATTGCAAATTCTTTGCAAAAGGTTGGTCCTACATCAATCAATATGCATAAAATAGAAAACCATTTTATTATGGATATAGACTATACTAAAATTGTTAATGCAATAGTTGACGATTTAGAGAGTAATGGATATACTATTAATACACACCAGTAGCCAAGTTGGTTAAGGCCCCGAACTCATAATTCGGTTATCGTAGGTTCAAGTCCTACCTGGTGTACTAATGGGGATTAACTCAGATGGTAGAGTGCCGAACTGTTAATTCGGATGTCGCAGGATCGATGCCTGCATCCCCAGCCAAGCGACTATTGCATAGTGGTAGTGCGTAACCTTGCCAAGGTTAATGTGTGAGTTCGATTCTCGCTAGTCGCTCCAACCCTTTGTAGTTCAGTGGATAGAACACAGGACTTCTAAGCCTGGTGTCGCAGGTTCGATTCCTGCCAAGGGGACTCATAAATAGATGGGTTTGGAAATAACTTAATTATTTTATCTTTAATCATATTAAAAGATTTATCTTCTGTTGATATAAAAGTAGAGTCATCTGTTGTTGATTTTGATCTGCCATTATATCTATTATTGCTATAAATTTTTACATCTTCAGCAATGTCCCCTCCAACTTTGTATAAATTTCCGTAAACAGATCTCCATAAATAGGTTGGATACTTATCTAATATAAAATGTAGTTTATTTTTTTCCATAATCATTGGCACATGTAGTTCATAATCTAAAGGGTTGTCAATACCGCTTGAACTAAGTTTATTATTTGTTGATATTAATTTTCTAATGTACGCTGTGTGTCCACTAATCTTTATATACTTATCTATCTTATCTTGTAATGATCCGCTATAAAAATTTTTAATTGATGTAACACTTTTTAATATAAAAAAATCATCGTTCATTAATACAAAGGTATCTGATATGTTTTGTGAACTACAGGCAGCATTAAGATTATTAATCGCATTAGTGTACTTGCTTCCTGTTTGGTAGACCTCTATATAATGCCCTGTATACCAGTCTGGCTTGCCTCCTACGACCCAGATACGGGCTTCTGGGAAACTATGTACCACTGACCTAATTGAGTATCTTAGTTCCTCATTATCTCCAGCCCTACATATGTAAACAAAATCCACTAACTAATCCTTTTAATATATATGTCTGCATACATATTTTCTTGTAATGCAAAACCTACTACTTCCCAGTCTTGGTTATCATTTAAAAACTCACAAACCACCTCAATAACACCATAGTCAACACCATGGTCTTGATCTACTATATAATCATTAAACCCAATTATTCCACCTTCCGCCAAAAGTGGCAGGGAATTCATTAGATCACCCTTACAGTGCTCATAGTCATGGTTAGCATCAATATATATATAGTCAAACTCTTTGCCTATTCCTGGCATTATTAGGTTGCTATACCCCTTATGATATGTAATATTTTTTACATTTTTAAATCTATTTTGTACAAACTTAAAATGACCACGCTTATCAAAACGATTACAGTCAGGCCAATCATGGGCCTCAAACACATCTATAAGGTCGATAGAGGCAGGTTCTACCTCATTGATTAGTACTTCAGCATAATCACCAGCAAGAGTGCCTATTTCAAGGATTCTGGATCCTTTTGGTATGTGCTTGGCATACTCTTCTTTATTTCTAAATAACTTAGCATTGTTTAACTGATGTTGTGAGATGGTTTTAATAGGCATACATACAGTATATCAGAGGATAGGGTATAATAAATATATGGGGTATCCAAACTGGTTTGAAAAAAATGCTATTGACTATTTTAATTTAGTGCTCCCCAAAAGATTTGCAGGCAAGCCACTTATAGATTTTCTGCAAATAGGAGCATATACAGGAGACGCATCCGAGTGGATGTTAGATAATATACTTACAGATCACTCTTCTTGGTTGACCGATGTAGACACATGGTGTGGTTCAGAAGAAGAGGCACACAAGGGTTTTGATTGGAATGAGTTAGAAACTTTTTATGATAAACGCATGTCTGTTTATCCAAACATATGTAAGATAAAAGGGTACTCTCATGAGTTTCTAAAAACAGCAGAGAAAAATCATTACGATTTTATATATATTGATGGAGATCACACAGCAGAAGGTGTTTACAAAGATGCAACCCTTTCATGGGATAAACTAAAACCTTTTGGAATAATGGCTTTTGATGATTATCAATGGACACACTCATCTAAAGAAAAAAGCCTATCTCCAAAACCAGGTATAGACAAGTTCTTAAGTCAACACAAAAAACAATACAGCCTAATCATTATGGATTATCAGGTATGGATATCAAAAAATGGATAAGTTAAAGAACTTTGGGCCAGTATATTTAATTAATATAAAAGATCATACACATCGACTAGACAATGCAAAAAAACAATTTAAAAAATATGGAATAACAGATTATGAAGTTATAGAGGCTGTTGACGGTAGAAATAGCGACCTGTCTGAAATCATAGAAGGTAAGTATCCAAAACTTAGATCATCAGAGATCGGCTGTATGACATCTCATATTAAGGCTTTAAGTCACTGGCTTGAAACATCTGATAGCGAGTATGCAATTATTATGGAAGATGATTTTAGTTTTGATACCGTTGAACATTGGCCATTTGATTGGGACTATGTGAAGTCTCAGATACCTCAAAGGGCAGAGATTGTTCAACTAATAATGATTAAGAATGAACCTATTACTTTTAATTTACACAAAAAAGAAAAGTTTAATTCACATAAAAAAATGTCTTACGAATGGTCTACTGCTTGTTATTTAATTAAAAGAAGTTATGCAAAAACCTTGGTTAAACTACACTACATTAATAAAAAATATAAGTTAGATAGTTACGGACACAATAATCAAGCAGCAGATGTAATACTATATGCTCTAGGAAATGCATACTCAATGCCTCTGTTTACTCATATACTTGATGCAAAAAACTCTATTAACTCTGCTCACGGTAATTTTCATATGCAATCAAAAAATAACATAGACTATTGGTGGAGCAAAAAATCAAAAGCCTACCCCAAAGAAATGTTTTTTAATTTAAATAGTGAAATAGTAGCAAAAGTTGTTAAACCATCGGGATGTTTTGTAATATTTCATGATGAGACACCAAGCAAGTTTATGGAAAAAAGAAACTCTTTAACCAAAAATGCAACTAAAACCCTTAAAGAAACCTTTGAAAAAATAGAAACCCCCACAATAATTATTAAAAATACTGACGATGTAAAGTTATTCTATAAAGATTCTAAATTAAAAATAGATCCACTAGGACACTTTGGAGATGGATGGAAGCCTGGAGAACTAGGCATCTGGGCAAGTAACTATACCGCATGGCAAAACTTTGTTGAATCTGATTACGATTACATGGTTTTAATGGAAGATGACATTGTTCTTAATAGTAATTTTAATGATAAATTAGTTAAGTATATTGGTGAGTTACCAGATGATTGGGATGTATTTACTGCATACACACCACCTACGGGTAATATTAGATATAAAAAAAATAAAGAAAGTTTATTTATTAATAAAGAGAATGTGTGCAAAGTTTATCAGTCTTGGTCTTGTTTGTGTTATGTTGTGAGCAAAAGTGGTGCGAAAAAGTTGTTAAAAGAAGTTCAAAAGGATGTAAAAAGTCCCATTGATAACTACTTGTTTTATCACAACAAATTAAATGTTTATGCAATTAAGATGGAAAAAGGAAACATCTGTAATATATATGCAACAAGATCCACTGTTCAGAATGCAACTAAGTATGACATGACTGGATATGTTTAACAAAACTTATTATAAAAATAGTCAATCGCTGATCCTTTAGGAAGTTTGTTCTTATCTATACCTTCTCTGTTTAAAAACTGATTCCATATCTGCAAAGTATGTGCATTTTCACACTTATCAAGAACCTCTTGCAAATATTTTTTATCCCAAATCTTTTTCCATTGCCAGAAATGAACTGGATAAAATACATCTGGTGTCTGAGCATACTTAAGAACATTAAACTTTTTTGCACCTTTTGTTACGAGCAACGGACCAATCTCTGACCAAACAATCTTGCTCTTATCATATTTAACCGAATTCTTTATTAAAAAATCAACCAATTCAGACTCTTTTGGCATCCTGAGTATTCCGTTAGCAAGCCTATCATCTTCTTCAAAACCAAAAAGATAATCTCCAAAGTTCCAATCAGATCTTAAGCAGATAGAGTCTGTGTCTGTCCATGTAAGCCCAGTTTTCTGGATCATACTGTATCTAAACATATCTGCAAATGGTCCGTATGAGTTCTGTACCTTGAAAATTTCAGACTCAGGAATAATCTGATTAGCATCAGACTTAATTACACCATTTGGAACTTTCATGTCCATATCATAAACAAATAGTGTGAAGGAGTGCCCATAAAATATAAAAGAAGATAAGGCTGTTTGTTCAACTTTACTAAGTGGATTACCGATCCACAAAGAACCAAAGTTAGCCATGTGTATATCCTATCATAAAAAGTGGGGCCAGCCTATTTCTAGACTGACCCCGTAAGCAAATACTTACTTCTTCTTTGCAGCAGTCTTCTTTGCTACTGCCTTCTTCTTTACAGGTGCCTTAGCAGCCTTAAGAGCCTTATCAACTGTTGCAGCATCTGGCAATACACCAAATGCCTTATCATTAGGGTTGATTGCTCTGATTGCTACTGGAGCAAGCGCAGCCACTAGTGCTGCCCATAGATCCTTTGGATCTGTTACTCCTGCCATGTATAGTGCCAGTCCTGATGCAAGAACTGAGCGACCATATGATGCTAGTAGTGCCTTTAGTTGTTCTGTATTCATTTTATTCCTCCTAGGATATAACTCGTGTTAATAATGTAAAGCCAATCCATAAACCAATAATTCCTGCAACTCCTGCAAAAACTGGTGGTGCTGGTACTGGCAATTTGAATGCTGCGAACACGACACCGCACCCAAAACCTGTTAGTGTTGATAAAATAATTTCCTTCATTTATCTATTCTACCACAGCCTGCTCTGACAGACCTTTATATTTTTTTATGAACTCTAAAACTCTATCAAGTTCTAACTGATCCCCTCCAGGAAATATAACCTCTTGAATTCCACTAGAATCTAAAATTTTAACATTATTTAAAAGTTCTTCGTATGTCTTTAAAGTTCCATCATTTTTATTTGGACTTAGCATTATCATAACTCTTTTACCTTCAATGTTATATCTGTCTTCTTCAAAATGTTTATAGTCTATTATCATTTTGCTATTATGTTTTATTGCTGCATTAAATGTAAATTGATTAGTAACTGATACATAATAGTCTAAATTTTTCATTTCTAAACTTTCTAAAGAATCTAAATATTCTACAAGATAGTTTGATTTATCTTCTTTTGATGAATCGTCATTTACTAAACCAACTATACCACCAGCGTTTTTTTCGTTTTCTTTTATCCATCCAGAAATAAGGTTTACCTGAAAAATATTACGGCGATAAATATAATCAAATGTTCTACCTATTTGAGAAAGAAGTTGTGGAGATATTGTATAAGGCCTAATTGCCATCATATGTTTTATTTTTGTGTCTTCTAACTCTTTTACTATTGTTATCAAAGGACTTGGATGATAGGCATTGTATGTATGCAATACTCCATCAACACCAAATTTATCTAGTTGTTTTATAAGTTTAAAATCTGATGTAAAAATATAAAAGATCATTTGTCTTGCTCTTTATTTCCATTATATTGTTTTACAAAATCAAGCATATTCATGTGGTCTTCTTGTCTTAATGACCAAAAAAGTACTTCTTGAATTCCCTCTTGCTCCAGTCTATCTAGCATCTCTATCAATTGACTTGGGGTACAGAATACAGAATTGTGCTTGATTCCTACACCAAGTGTTTTATCCATACTATCTAACTCTTCTTGTGTATCTCTAATTACTGGTCCAAAGGTAACCATAACATTTTCAGGATTAGTTATGTCAAACTTTTTAGTAGCATAATCTACATACTCAATTATCATTTTGTTGTTTTTTTTATTTGCTTCTTCAAATACATATTTATTTGTTGTTGTTACGTATAAATTTAAATGAAAAAAGTTTTTAAAATGTTTTTCATTTACATGATTAAACTCTTTGATAAATTTAATCAGATTTTGTGATCTTTCTATAGGTGAAGATAGATCATCAACATTTCCTATAGTTCCTCCAAATGCTTGTTGCTCTATATCTATAGAACCAGAAATTAAATTAATGCAAACTGATACTGGCTTTTCTGTTTTAACATTTATATTATCAAAAGATGACATCATGATTCTGTTACCACTTACATCTTTTAAATGATAAAAGGATCTTAAAATTTTAAAAATATACTGAGGAGACATTATGTGTGATCTTATTGCAACAAAATATCTTAAATCTGAATCTAAGTTAAAATGTTTTGATATGTATACAAAAGGGTCTATTGAGTGATAATTGTAGGTATATAGAAGACCATCGAAGTTATTTTCAATACCTTCTTGTGTTCTTTCTAAGCCACAGAACATCACAATCTTCATTTAAACTGTATCATCCTTTGGTAACAACTTTATCAAATCATCATACGACTCTGTAATCTTTTTCATTGAATAGTAGTTTGGATGCATAGATACTATATCGCCATACTCTTTAAAGTATTCTATTTCTGGCTTAATATCATCAACAAACTTAATTAAACCAGACTGAACATCTTCTATATATTCAAAAGCCCAGTCTCTAGAATCAGATAAAAACTTTATAAAGTTTTCCTTATGAACTTCTTGATCGCTCATGCTATCTAAATTCATAGACTCAACAAACTTCTCTAGAGCAATTTGATCTATGTATAGGGTTGCATATTCCTGTGCCATCAGCGTTAACTTTTTAGAAATTAAAAAATATGAGATAGCAAAAGCAACACAAAGAGTAGACAAAGATATAATGATAATATTGCTTATCATTTAAGAGCCTCTCTAGTAACCAGCACGATTGCGCCTTCCATCTCTAATGCTTTTTTAAGATTAACTACATACTGCAATGCTTGAATCTTTTCATCATGAACCATTTTAGCAAAATGCTTTTCATCTAATTTTACAGTAAGAAATGAATCATTGTCAATAAGTTGAACTGAAAAGCCTTTAGGTGGCCTTACAGCGTGGAAAGCCTTACGCATAGCATCTGTATACATCAGTCTTTTATCACTGGATCTAATCTATCCCAGTGCCCCTTGTCACTCCCCTGAAATATTTGACCAGTCTCTCTATCAATTAACAGCCATTTTTCTGGGGACTTAGTTTTAACTATAAGTGTAATAGAATTATCAAACACTGGAAACAGTTTTAGTTCTCTTAGTCCATCGTTAACATTTGCCATGTATATGCCCAATCACTCTTGCTTTTATGATTATTAAACTCTCTGGATATTTCTCCAGACTCTATATAAACTCCACCCCAAACTCCCCACTCTTTACCAGATACACCATTAGCAAAGCATTTTTTTGCTACTGGGCATGAGGCGCAGATAGAGTCTACGGCTATTCTTAGTGTTGGATCATCTTCATATTTATCAAAAAATAAATTAGTTTCAAATCCAGAACATGAGGCGTTGTCTTTCCAAATGTGCTGGTTCATGTTTACACCTTGTATCTATTTGGAATATCCCAGCCGTTTCGATCTAGTTTGAATACCTTTTGTGTGTACCACTGATCTTTGACCCTAACACCATTGACAGCAGTTCTGCCCATGTCTGTTTTCTTGCGCTCTGCAACATCCCATCCAACCCAAACTAAAGAGCGATTAGACGCTACTAACTTTTCCATTGTGTTTAAATCATTGATAATCATTTGTTTATTCCTTTAATTAGTAACGAAAAATTCCTACTTCAATATTGTTTTTTTCAGCAAAATCAACAAGTTTTGAATTTGGTTGCTTTGGTCTGCTAAGAAATGCAAAGTAATTAACTTGGTTTATATTTTCTTCTAACCAAACATTAGCAACTTTATAAAACTTAATCTTACGACCCCTGGCTTTCATTCCACGCTCAGATAGATTTGAAAACTCTGAAACAAAAGCGTTAATCTTAACAGGTCCAGCAGAGTATATTACGAACTCTTTATCTTCTTCTGGCATGCCAGATAGAGCCACACCCATAGCACGAATAAAGATGTTGTAATCATCAAAATCATTCGTTCCTTGTACTGCTACTATCATCGTTTCCCTGTCCACTATTTAAACTATCTAGTATAGATAGCATTTTTTCTACATCTAATTTAGACATACTTTGTACATCTACTGGCCTTGCTGTTTCGGTAATTACCTCTCCATCAAAAGCATCTGCAACATAGAAGGTATTGTTAGAGACCCAGTATGCCTGAGAACCCATAACAATTACTCTAATCATATCCTTTTCTAGTCGCTTTGTCAACTGCGAACTGGATTTGGGAGTATTTTGTATATCTAAAGAAAAGAAATATTTTAACATTTTATGTATATCACTTTGACGATATATTACATAAGAGTGTCTGCGTCTATTAATTTTCTTTATTACAACAATTATAGACCAAAAGGCAAACAATGTCAAGGGCACTGCCAACAAGTACATCATCTTATTTCTTTCTAAAACTAAATGCGCTTCCTACCCAAGTAGTATCTGTTTTCTTTTTCTCACGTTCTACAATACCTCGTGACCAAGAGAATCCTGCATCTCCACCCCACGCAAGCCACATGATATATCCATTAGATGGGTTTGCTTGGTTTGCCCAGTCTTTACCCTTTTTATCAACTTCGTGACGAGAAAAATAAGAATACATTCTTTTAACTGTACTAAGAGAAAGTGTTTCTCCTCTTGCAAGTTGTCCTGCACGAGTCCAACCTACTGCTGTACCTGCGCCAGTAGCCTTGCCATCTTCTTTAAACTTAATTGCTTTTCTTGCTGCTGATCTTGCACCTGCAGGTGGAGAGTATCCTTCTGATTTTTCAACAGAATCTGTTTCGTAAACTACTGTGTCATCATCTTCCCAGAGATCGTCTGCCTTTGCAGCAGGAACACAGTTAGGAACTGGTCTTCCATTTGCTCCTGGCTTCATACCACGCTGAACATATCCATCCCAGCAAGGTGCTTGCTTTGTTACTTCTTCAGGGCAGCACTCTGATTTCACTTCATTTGATTGACAAACTGGACAGTTCTCACAGTTAACATCTAACTCTTTACAGGTAGGACACCCACAACCATCATACGCTTTACCAATTGAATTATCGTATTCGTCAGTATTCCTTGACTCTTCGCTTTCCATAGAGTGATTGTTTATATCTATAACTTCTGCATCTTTGTACATCATTCCAATACTATATGCAGTTGGCTCCCACTTACCATCTTCTTCTTTGTAAATTCTAACAGCCATTGCAGGATTTTCTGGAGGCATTGATTCAAGAGCATACTCTGATCCAGGTGTTCCAAGAGTCCCGCCCTCGATCATGATATGTTCTACCATGCCATGGATCATTCCCTCTTTGGTCATTCCCATAACAAAACTACCCTCTACGACAATTGCCATACAAGCCTCCTAAGACTATAAACTCATTATAGCAGAGTTTACCCCATGAAATGGCGCTTGATCTCTTCTAAAGCCCACTGTAGGTCTTTTGAAAGGCTCTGAACCTCAACAATGTCGTGGGCTTTAAAGGATAATCTAACGATAGGATTGTCTTCATTAAAATCAATCTCAACAAAACCCTTTTCCCAAAGAGTCATGATTCCCTGATTAACACTGTTTAAATGCTCTTCATATAAATCTGGCATTATTTCTTTAAGTTTTGGGGTAACTGAGTATAAAAATTCGCCAGTCTTAGCATCAATGCCAGCAACTTCTAGGGCTCCCTGGAGAATTAGATCATCTATAATAGCGTCTTCGTTATTCATCTTTAATGAATTCCTCAATCTGTTCTCTTGTTTTGGCACCATTCATACGGCGAAGTTCTTTGTTGTCTTCAATTAAAATAAATGTTGGGATTGCTTTAATCTCAAACTTCCTGCAAAGATCACCATTGTCATCAGCATCAATGAACTGAAACTTAATAACATTGTCTCTATCTAAGTCTTCTGCAATTGGTCTTGTACGCTTACATGGGTTGCACCACTCAGCAGTAAAGTAAAGTATGTGTCGCATTACTTACCAGACTTTGCTCTAGCCTTTTTAAGTGCCTCAAAATCCTTTACCTTGGTATCTCCCATATATCCCCAAGCATAGCCATCATTAATCATCTTATCATTGATTGATTCTGTATCTCCGTTAACATATACCCACCCAAGAATACGACCATACTTCTCAGATGAGTCCATCTTCTCAGTCTTAATCACAACAGATTTAGCATCCTTTAAGTGCTTCTTGAGATACTCTTTTGACTCAAGACCAAGAGTCTTTTCAGCAAGATCTTTTGTACGAGACTCTGGGGTATCAATACCAGCAAGTCTTACACGAGACTGAAACAAGATATCAAACCCTAAATCAATAAGAACATCGATGGTGTCTCCATCAACAACATTGTCTACTTTACGAACATAGTATTCATACATATTCTTATCCAACTCTCTTTGGTTTTACTTTATTGTGATTGGCATAGTATGGACCAAGATCAGCCTTAATTCTACCATCTTTTCTTAACTTAACAATTCTACCGTCTTTAATTTGGGTAGCATTAAATGGATGTTTATTATTCCCCACGCTCTAACCTCTTTCGTTCATCAATAACTTCAATCATAAACTTCATCATTTTGTCATAGCCAACTGCATTGTCCATGATCTTATTGTAATGATGGCTACAGAATAGCAGTTCTCCTACCTTGCCCATAACCTTTACATATGCTTGTGCAGCACAAGAATCACACCTATCTGTTGCATCTAAAATCCAAAGTTGCTCTTCTTGTTCAATTGTCATGCTCATAGTATACTACCGCTTTCTATTATCAGTGGAATAAAAACCCGAACCATTAAAGACTACACTTGGCGATTGCCATTGCCTTTGCATTATTTCATTACAGCACACAGGCTCAGTACTGTCACCAAAATCTCTTTTGTATTCAACAGAACTAGAGCACTGTGTGCATTTGTAATCGTATACTGGCATTACTTTTTCTTTGCTTTTACTGTCCAGATTGGTGCATGTAGATTATCTCCGCCCCATTCATAACCTAAAGCCTTAACTACGAATCTAATAATTTTAATACGCATCACTTAACTCTTTTCCCAAACCTTGCCCACACTCTTTCGTGTAGGAAGTAACCAATTGCTTCCCATCCAATATAAATAAGAGCACCAAGACTTGCATACTCCCATTCACCAGTGAACAAATAAATAACACCAGCGACACCAACTAGATGAAATGTTTCCCAACTTGCTGTTTTAAGCAATGTTCTTTTAGTTGATTCCATATTACTTAGCCTTCAATGCTTTAAATGTAATAGGGTCTACAATACCATCAGACTTTAGTTTGTTTGCTGATTGAAATGCCTTAACAGCCTTTTCAGTTCCTGGACCAAAATCTCCATCGGCTTTCAGACCAAGAAACTTTTGAACCTTCTTAACTGACTCGCCCTTTGATCCAACCTTTAGTGGCTTGAATGCTGCAGACTTCTTTACTGCTGGCTTCGCTGCAGCCTTAACTGGCTCTGAAACAATTCCAGCCTTAGAAAGCAATGGAGCATTTTCTTCTCCAGTATAAACTGGTCGACCCCAACCCACTACAGCATTAAGGATACCCTTCTTATTTTTTACATAAGCACGAGTCTTCTCTACACACATTCCGCCGTTGCGCTGGTCTCCCTTTGCAGTGCCTGAAGTGTTTCCTTCAATAACTTGGATTGTTCCATCGCCATTGTTCTTAATGCAAAGACCAACATGTGAAATACGATTTACACCATCATCTGGGAAATCAAAATAAATCCAGTCTCCTGGAGTCGGATCATCATTGCGAGCATCTGCCCAACGATTATTCTTTTTAAACCAATCTGCTGCTGCAACTGTAGATGCAGACTTTGGATACTTCTTTGGATCTAATCCAGATGTAAATGCAGTCCAAGAAACAAATGACTGACACCATGGCTGAAAGTTTGCACCTGTCCACTTGCCATACTTTGTTTCGTTGTCTTTTGGACCCTCGATAGTTCCAACTTCTTTCTTAGCAACTTCAATAATTGCTTCTAATGAGCCCTTGACAGCCATAAAAACCTCCTAAGTTTTGTATTACCAGTATACCAAAGAATGAGCCTTTTTGCAACATGCTCAGGTTGTCCCAGGTAGCGCCCTGAAATTTATTTGATCTTGATTTGCTTTGGCTTTGCTTCTTCTGGGACATTCCTTCTAATTTCAATATGAAGAACCCCATTCTGAAGAGTTGAAGATGCAACTTCCATATACTCACCTAAAGAAAATGTTCTTTGGAACTTTCTTTTTGCAATTCCTTCATGAATATATGTACCTTCCCAGAAATCTCCATTAATTTCACCCTCAATAATTAGAGTATTTTTTTCAACAGTGATTTCTAGATGATGCTTTTCAAATCCAGCAACAGCCAAACTAATGTAATACCCTTCTGATTCTGTAAGTTTTACAATATCGTATGGAGGATATGTTTGATTAGTTGGATTCATTTTTGCTAAGTGTTTATCCCAGCCAATAAAAAATGGATCATTAAATAGATCCATAGCGAGTTTTGTTACCATATTATTCCCCTTTCAAGCGAATAAGTTAGTGTACCCCCGAAGGCAGTACATTAATATTATATCATACTAGTAAAGAATTGTAAAGTTGTACTCTTGTTCCCATTTTTGAATGTCTGATTTGTCATTAAGCAAAGGCTGTCCTTTAATATTTAAACTTGTATTAAGCAAGATAGGCACACCAGTCTTATCGTTAAGAATATTTAAAACTTCCCATAAACCAGGATGTTGCTGTTTATTTACAGTCTGGACTCTAGAGGTTCCATCTGCATGTACAACTGATGGAATCCTATCTGGCTTTAAGCATTTGACCGTGTATTGCATATACGGTGAAGCAAAGTTCATATCAAACCACTGACTTGCATACTCTTCCATTACTACTGGTGCAAATGGTCTAAATGATTCTCTTTGTTTAATTAGATTAACCTTGTCTTTAATAGACGGATCTCTTGGATCTGCAAGTATACTCCTGTTTCCCAGTGCTCTTGGTCCATACTCTGCTCTTCCGCTTGCTACTGCAACTATCTTATCTTTTAATATTCCGTCAACAATTTTTTGAACTGGATATTCTCCGCCAATATCATGACCTAGGTATGGGTTTTGCCAATCTATGTGTTTTCCATATAGTGCTGCTGCTGCACCTAAAGAACTTCCTGCATCTCCTGGGTTTGGCATAATCCAGATATCACTAAATATATTCCAGAGAGGTGTGTTGGCTGAAGAATTTAATGCACATCCGCCCATAAAAACTAAATTAGATTTACCAGTCATTAACTTTGCCATACGCATAAAGTCGTTAAGCCTTTGCTCATAGACCATCTGCGCTGCTGCTGCTATGTCAAACTTATCCTCTTCTGAAACCCAGCCCCAATCTGTAATTCCTTTGTGGAAATTATATTTTTGATTGTAGTAAACTGGAAAGTATTCGTTAACCTTTTTATAATACTTTGTCCAGTCGCCATATGCAGCCATTCCCATCATGATATATTCTTCTTGGTTTGGCATAAGGCCAATCAACTGGGTAAAGGCTGAATAAAACAATCCAAAACTAATAGGATAGTTTTGCTTATACTTTAATTTTATCTTTTCTCCTTCTCCAACCCAGATTGTTGAGGTATTGTATTCTCCTATTGCATCCAGAACAACTATGACTGCATTATCAAAATTACTTGTGTAGTAACCAGCGCAGGCATGAGAATAGTGATGACTAAAAGATTTTTTTGGAATACCCGTCAAGTCAAACCTTGGCTTCCATTCCCCAGATCCACCCTTTAAGAACAGCCTAGAGGCCTTTAGAAGTGGTTTTTCGTAGTAGGCTATATGATCTGGTATCCCGTACTGCAAAGCATCATTAATTAGACTATCACTGATATACCAATCATTTTTTTGTTTGCTATATCTTTCAGAATGCCCTGCAAATAATATCTCACCATCTTTAATTAAAGAGGCTGAAGCATCATGAGATGTTTCATTGATACCCAAGATAATCATTAGTATGTAAACCTATCCTTATTGATTTTTTTTCTTTTGAGTCTCAGAAAAAAAATTACTAAACTATAAATTATTATTTTAAGTCTATTCAATTTTGCCAATCCTTTTTTGATACTCTATGTAAAAAAGTTCTGCAATATGCTTGTTTGAATGTATTCCCCAATGCCCATGTCTTTTACCCATTATAGCATCAGCAGCACGATAGTATATATCATTATACTCGTAATTTTTGTTATACTTTGGAAAATAAAAACATTCATCACTACAAGTATTATCATAAACAGGAAAATAATCATACTCTTCATCAAAAAATGGAAATACCTCATTGCTGTCTATCTGAACATAATTATTTAAAATGTTAGGAATATTTTCTTTAAGATAATTTATAAAACTTTGATCTTCATAACAGTTCCAGATAAATATAATATTGTTAGATTTACAGTATTGCTCTAGCATCTGAATAAGCATAAAACTATAAAATACATAAAACTCTCGTGGCATTATCTCTTCAAGATCATACGGCATTTTTGCAATAGGCATAGGCTCGCCCTTTTGACCAAAACTTTTAGTGATGCGAAAATCTTTTGCAGTAAGTTCTGTTTTTGATGGATTATGCTTCCCTAATTTTCCTGGTATATATGGAAACTCTATTCTGTACATTGGGAAGGTACCAACAATAATACTAGGGTTTTTAAATTCTTCAAAATATTTAAAAGCCTTATAGACTTGGGCCTGAATGCTATCACCTTGTTCTGCCAATAGCGCATACTTTTTGTTTAACCTATTTGAAAAAATATCTCCCCAAGTAAATTCTAGTGGCAGCCCTGTACCATATGTTTGAGAACATCCCAGAATTAAAATATCCTCTGTTCCATCTATATCGTACCTACCTCTATATCCTAAGTTATTTAGTTCATAGGCTAGTGCTCTGTTAGCATATTCTTCATGATACAAAGAATTTGCTGGGCCAGTTGAGCATTCAAAAAGACTTCTATAAAATAAATTATTAAAGGGAATAATATAGTCTTCGTCTGGATTATAACCTAGCATTAGTATATAAACCTTTTCTTTTTTAAATTCTTATTTATCTTTCTTTTAATAAAGAAGTTCTTAATTTTTTTTATCATTTATTATCAGACCTGTATTTATCAAAAATAAAATTAGACCAAGCAATATGAAATCCTTCACCAAAGTGAATACCATCTTTTAAGAATAAAAACTCTTCTTTATTATTTATAAAAGTTTTTTCAATTACTCCTAAATGCTCAACCACTTTTTCTATCCCATATGGATAAAATGTTTGAAAGTTATAAAAAGAAAATATATTGTTTGTTGTTATTTCTGTGCTATCTAACTCTTTATTAAATAGCCTGCCTAGATCAATAGAACTATAGTCTTCATTACCAATTGGGGCTGAGTGCCAACTAAAAGAATATAGTTTGATGTTGTTAGAATCACAATACTGGTTAAGCATAAAGTAGTATTGATAGTTTAAAAGAATTGTATTTTCAAAATCCTTGTTGTCATAAAACCTTCTTACATACCCAGTTACGTCATTACCTTCAAAGTTAACATCAACATAGTTTAATGTTCTTGGTTGTTCTGGCAAATTTAAAAATATGTAATCTGGATTTCCGTACAGTTTAAAATAACGAAACAGGTTAATAACAATTTCAATAATACCAGCGCCAGGCTGTGCTAAGTTAAAGTATCCAGAGCATTCAACTTCTTTGCTAATTCTTTCATATGTTTTATAAGCCCAGGTCTGAATGTTATTCATTTCCCAACCAAACGTATTTGAACATCCAGAGAAAACAAAGTGCTTACCTTTGTGATCTTTTGTAAACTCATCACATGCAAAATTTTTAGAGTTATATGTTAGGTCAAAGCCTTTATACCTAAGATCGTCACCGATTAGGTCTTCGTTAAAAGAGTTAACTGATCTTAGTATATGATAAACATCATTAATTAAAATATTTCCATCATCATCTTTTCTTAGATTTTGTATAGTATTCATCTATACTCTTTCTTAGATCTCATCTTATTCTTATACCCATTAATAAAAGTACTTCGAAGTTTTAAGAATTGTCTGTCTGTTGCCTTCTCTGACTGCTCAGCATCTATCGTTTCCATCTGCCATGGCTCTCTTTTAAATGGAAAGACTTGTACTAGCGGTGTACCCTGCTTAATAACTCCAACAAATCCTGACTTAACAAAAAAGGATAGGTGTCCACGAGATATGTACTCATCTGTGTCAACCATTGCACCAATTGCTTCAAGTGGTCCTGGGTCTTGATACATTGGGTTTGCAAAAATTGTACTATACCCTGAAGGCGTTGACACACCCCAAAGAGGATTGATTCTTAAAAGATCTTTATGATAATACTGTCTATCATACGGAAGTTCTGCATATTGTTCACGATTATGACTTGAAAAAAGATTTTCTGTAACATCTTTTATTGCTTCTGGAGCAGTATGCTTTAGTTGTTCTGGATTGCTTGCATCTATGTATATATCGCAAGGCATTAAAAGCATATACCCACTTGTCATTAAATCAAAAAATGGCATACATCTTTTAATTGTTGAAGATGTAAACCCCCTACTCAATGTATCTTCATCGCTACCAGAAGATGATTGTTTTTTGTACCAATCTGGAATCATCTTTATTGTAGGTACTGGGTAAGGAGCAAATACTTCTGACTCAACATTAAATGGATAAAATTTAATGTGATTCATATCTACCCCTTACCCACACCAGTTAAGGCTTAACCAGTACCGATTTTGCTGGAAATAATCCAGTGCTTAAGTACTGTGTTGCAACAGCAACTGTTACCGAAGATGTTGTTTGTGGAATTAGTCCAAGTGTAGGTGAGTTAAAGTTAAACACACCAGCATTATTATCTAGGCTTCCATTTACATCTGTAGATGCATCGGATACATTTCCTGGACTTGTAACTGAAACTGTGTCAGCAATACATGCTGGATAGTCTACCTTTGTCTTAGGTGCATTTCCAGTTGAAACAAATACAGGTATATTCTTTGACTTAAGTGTTGCGATTAGAGATCTAATTGTTGCATCTGCTTTGCTCACTCCGCCATAAGGTGCTGTGTTTGTTGTTGCTGGAGAGCATGCTTTATTACCATTAAAAAATCTTGATACTGAGACTGCCCCAACTGTGTTAGAGTTTGCATTAACCCAGTTAAGTGCATCAATAAAGTTTCCAGCATTTACTTCTGACACAGACTTAGAACTTACTGCTGCAGAAACCAGAAGAATAATTGGAACACTCGTGCTTTGCTTTTTTGCTACCTCTGCCATGGCGTTTCCATGGTTGACTGCATGTGACAAAGATGTGTTTGAAATTGTAACCACATCTGTGCAGGCTGTATTGGTAAGTGTAATACACTTAACATTTGATGCACTAACCTTTGAGTCAAAATATGAATCAATAATTACTAGTGCTTTTTGATTTGATGCCTGTACTGGCTGGATTACAACGAACCCAAGAACTACTGCTAATGCTAACGCTACCTTTTTCATTTTTACCCCTTTAGTTTTATTACGTATTGACATGGGTCGCCACCTGCTTCCCACTCTTCTTGCTCTTCTTCTGTCATGTATGGATCGCCATCATGAGTATTACAAAACGGTTCGGTTACCCATCCCCGCTCAATTCCATTAGTTAACCATATCTCAAACTCTAAATAGTTATCGTCATCGATCATATTATAATTATACCTTTAAACGCTTACTACGTCAACTGGACCCATACAAGATGGACTAAACTTAATTGCTGCATTAATAGCAGACACTACTCTATTTCTTGCATTTTTTTGTTTATCTGTTGCATACAAAACTCCATATGCGTACTCAGCCCCTGATCCCATTGCAAGATACGGTAATGTATACTTAGACAAAGACATGTCTGCAGAACTGTGTTCATAAATATTTCCACGGACTGCAATGATCAAACCAAGATCACCATCTTTGGATGTATCAACCCAGAACTCGTTATAGAATTCTTTGAGTTCTTTAATAAACTTAGTCTGCATAAACTTATCTGTATCTTTGATAGTTGGAGCAGTTGGGTGAAAGTTGTATCTAATTCTTTCTCCATCCATTGAACCAGCGTATCCAATAAGGTAGGGGCCAATCTTCCAAACTTTTGGAGCATCAAGTGCTAGAATCGTACCATCATCGGATGCACCACGATCACCAGCCATAAAGATCTTATTGTTTAATTCATCACGAACTACTGCAATGCAAGTCATCTATTCCCCCATAAGTTACATATTAAGTATATCAGTAAAGTCAGTTTTCTTCAAGCAGGTTGCTGCGATCACAATATGTGTATAGATACTCATTAATTATCTTATTAGAAATCTTTAATAAATGTGTTTCATTTGGTAGATTTTTTTTTATAAACTGTTCCCAATGTAAAGAAAGATCAGGGGTTGACTCAAAAATATATGTATTCTTAACATCAAAAAATTGCAACAAATATTCTTTTTCTAAAGACCAAGCCCAGAATACATCGTGATTAATTTTACTACATATTTCTTTAATATTTTTTAACTTAAATGGCCAGTCTTCTTTTTCATAATGATCTAAAAATAAACAATCATATTTTTTTTCTGTAGTAACTTTTAAAATGTCTTGGTTAATAATATTAATTTTGTTACTTATATCGTTTGATAAAAGAAAAAGATCAATAACATCATTTGATATTTCAACCACAGTAACACTTGTAACTTCTGGCTTACTAGATAACCATATAGGTAATATACCAAACCCAAGTCCAGAAAGAAGAACATCTCCATACGCTTGATCATACTGTGAATAAAATTCTGCTATTTGGTGCTTATTATTTTCACTAAATGACATCCATTGTTTGCCATTATTATATAAAAAATATGTTTCTTCTTTGTAAATAATGTCTGCACTACCCAAAGAAGATTCTTTAATATTAAACTTGGGCATTTCTAATTTATTATATGACATAACCCCTCCCAAACCGATATATTTAAGTATACCATCCCTGGAAGGGGCAGTCAAACATATTTAACTATGCTGTTTTTGATCTTTTCCTGCGTGTTTCTACTACTGCATCCTGCACTGTTACTGCATTCTTATCTGTGGTAGAAAATGCTGCGTTGATCTCGTCTCTTGTAAGTCTGCCGTCATCCATAAATGCACGAGCCAACTTCTCAACAACGACTGCTACTGCACTAAGTCCAGCAACTGTCATAGCCTTTGCTACTGAGATACCTGCAATTGCTCCCGCACCGATTACTGCTAGTGCATTTGCTGCAAATACCGCAACAATACGCATAAGAATATTCCAAATGTTTGTGATACTGTTCATGTTTACTCCTCTTTATTTCTAATAGGACTAGTTATAATCCAAAGACCAAGGGTTGCCATAATTCCATAGCCAACAATAGTCTTTGCGCTACCGTCCAAAACAACCCAGGCAATAAACATTCCAAGAAGAGTCCATGCCTGATCTACTAGGTCTTTCATTATATTCTTTATTACTTTTACCATTTTCTTCCTCCTCTTGAACCTGGTGAATTGCTGCCTGAGCCTCCACCAGAACTTCCTCCACCACTAGAGCCTCCTGCTGCTCCTCCTGCTGCAACCGCTGCTGCGTTAATTGCTGCACCTGTTGCTACAACTGTTGCAACAACCATATCTGTTGCCTCTTCTCTTTCGCTTTCTGTCATGTCGGCACCAATACTTCCAATGGCTGCTAAGGCTGCCCCTGGATCATTGAATACTGCTTCTATTAATGCTCCTGGATCTTGAACTAACTCTATATTTGCTGCTACTTCTGCTGTAATTACCAATACCTCGCCAGACTCAGATGTTCTAACTTCAATTGGTGTTTCTGGTGGAAGGTCTGCATATGAAACTCCAGATGCCTGTACTTGTGCTGCTGATATTGATTCGCCAGGCTTAAGGTCTTCTATTAGTGCTGCCACCACAACATCTTTTTGCTCTTCAGTTAATTCTTTTCCAGACTCTACGGCTTTTTCTATCTCTTCAACAACCTTTTCTTCTTCTTCTTTAATTGCTGCTAACTCTTCTGCAATTTCTGCTTCTTCCTCTGCTATGGCTGCTTCTTCTTCTGCTAGAGCATTTGCTATTTCTTGTTCCATAGCCTCTTTCTCAGCAGCAAGTCTTTCTTCTTCTGCTTTAGCATTTGCCTCTTCTTGTGCTTCTGCTTCTTCTTGTGCAATACGGTCTGCTTCTGCTTGGGCTTCTGCTTCCATCTCTGCCTCTAATGCTGCAAGATCTGCTGCTATGCGATCAGCCTCAGCATTTGCATCTATCTCTGCTTGTATTCTTGCTGCCTCTTCTGCCATTGCTGCCTCTTCTTCTGCAACCTTGGCAGCAAGTTCTGCTGCAATTCTATTTGCTTCTGCATTTGCTGCAGCAATTTCTGCAAGCCTATTTGCTTCTGCCTGTGCTGCTGCAGCCTGTTGTGCAATTAATGCTGCTGTTTCAGCCTGTATTCTTGCTGCTTCTGCTTGTTGTGCTGCTGCTTGGGCTGCAACTTGTGCTGCAATTTCTGCTTCAGTTGGTCCAGTAGGTGCTACTGTAACTGGTCCTGTTGGAACCGCTGGTGTTGTTACAGTTGTTGTTTCGCTAGGTATTGTAACAGTTGCTGTTTCAGGTGTTGGTGTTGTAACAGTTACTGTTTCAGGTGTTGGTGTTGTTACGGTTGTTGTTTCAGAGGGGCTGGGAGTCGGAGTAGGGGAAGGCTCTGGAACAGGTGCTACATATGTAGAACCAGTAACAACATTTGAATTTGTAGAGTAAAGGGCAAATGTATCGTTATCTGATCTAATATGAAATGACCAGACTGTTCCTGCTGGCATAAGTCCATTTAGCAAAGAATGATCAATTGTAATTGTTGTATTTAATGAATTTGGTCCGCCAACATTTCCAGTAGCAATTCCCCAGCCATTGCACCCAGTACAATTAAAACTAATTGCATATCTTTCTGGTTGAGTGTTTCCAGTGTCTGGTGCTTCCCAGACCAATACTGTTGATGTCTCATTGCTAGATATAGTTAAATTTCTTGGAGGTCCTATTGTTTTAACTACTGGTGCTGCTTGTGAAGTAAAGGCTTCTGCTGGGATGATCTGCATTGATCCAGATTGATTCCAGTAAAGTTTTACATTTGCTCCCCCGCCATTTTCATAATACATTAATTCTATTGTTTTAGGTACTCCCGCTGTAAAAGATATTGGTTCAGTCGTAGTTCCTCCGCCACCTTTGTCAACCCAGTCATTTGCTACTAAAACTCCGTCAATGTATAGTTTTGTGCCGTCATCTGCTGTTGCTAAAAATGATATATCTTGAGTAGAATCGCTTCTAATAGATCCTGTAAAACGAACAATAACATCCTCTGATGGTCCACCTAAAACGCTGCCAAGACCCCACTGGAAGTCAATGTTGGGTACAGTGGTAGTCACGACTGGAGAGGCTCCCTGGGGTATGTAGGGAGAGCCATTTTGTCCCAGCACATTATAGACCTCAGCAGTTATGCCGTTAGTGTTTGTGGCACCTGCTTCTTCTGAAAATACAAAGAAGGAAGTGGCTAAAACTATACACAATACTACAAGGATTCGGGCAATCCGTTTCAATTATCTCTCCTAATCAAACTGGGTAGTCTGATAGGATTATTATAACATTAAATTATAAAATGAGATTATAAAATGAGCAGTTTTAAGACGTACTCAGGTCTATTTTTTTACTTAATTTTAATTGATTTTGGTTTCTTTTCTTCTGGAATATTACGTGTAACTTTAATACTTAACATTCCATCAATTAAATCAGCAGTTGTTACTTCCATATATTCACCAAGAGCAAATGAACGAGTAAACTTTCTTGCAGCGATTCCTTTATGTAATACTTCTGCATCTGTTACTGTTACCTGTTCTCCCTTGATAATTAATGTTCCCTGGTCTACTGAAATATCAAGGCTTTCTTTACTAAACCCTGCTACCGCTAGAGTAATAATATAGTTATCATTATCTAGTTTAAGTAGATCATATGGTGGGAATCCACCTGCATTAATTGAATGTGCTTGGTTTAATCTGTCTAATTCCCGATTAAATCCAATAAAAAAAGGATCTTTAAAAAGATCCATAGCGAACGTTGTTACCATTTTTTTCTCCTTTTCAGCGAGTTAATTTATATCCCCGTTAGGCGGATACTATATTATTATAACACAAAAGGCAGGGAACTTATGTTACCCTGCCCTAAGTGTTGGATTATTTACTTCTTTAGTGCAACCTTAGCCTTTGGATTAGCCTTGTTCCACTTTGTAGCCAACTTGTTATAGTCAGCCTTTGCTTTTGCTGCTGCTGCGTCTGCAAGAGTCTTAGCAGTTAGCGCTTCTGCTGAAGCACTAGCCTTAGCAAGCAAAGCCTCTGAAAGAGCCTTATCTGACAGTGCCTTATCAGCCTTAAGTGTTGCAACTTCTGCTTTAAGACTATCAAATATTCCCTGCATTGCACTGATCTGTGCAGCAAGTGCTGCAAGGGTGGCGTTTGTGCTAGAAGAAGAGTTTGACACTCTTGCTTGAGCAGTTACTAGAACTTGACCAGCAAGTGGCAATGATGTTCCACCTGTTGCTGAAATAGTTACAGTGTTTTCTGTCAAAGGCATAAATACCTTGTATGACTTAACTGTATCTGTATCAGTTGTAATTGATGTTGCTGTAAGAACATCTGAACCTGAACCAAATGCATAGGTTGAAGTAATTCCACCTGTAGCAAATAGATTAGCATGAGTCTTTCCAGATACTGGAAGACCTGCTGCATCAAGAACCTGTACCTTAAGGGTTGCTGCTTCTCCTGGAAGGTATACTTCCTTATCAAATGACAACTTAACTGTTGATACTGCTGATTCTACACGAGCAGCAACTGGAACAGAAACAATAGTTCCTGCTGAGTTCTTGACTGTAATAGTTGCTGATCCTGCCTTGATGCCAGTAACTGTGAATAGTGCTTCACCGTTTACGATTGTTGCTGCTGTACCTGAATCAGATACTGTTGTAATATCGCTTGAATAAGCGTAAAGTGTTCCAGCACCGACTGTTACGCCTGATGCATCCTTTGCAACTGCCTTTACAGTAGTTGTGTTTGCTCCAACTGCGATAACAGACTTAACTGGAGTTGCTACTATTGTAGCAATATCTCCGTAGAATGTTACTTTCTCTGTTGCAATTACTGTTCCTGTAAGTGTTGAAAGAGTGATTGTTCCAACTCCTGCTGTACCGTCAGCAAATACACCAATGTAGTTTCCTGTAGGAATTACCAGTGAACGACCAAGAGCAGACATGGTTGTAGCGTTTGTGCCATATCCAATCAAACCTGTTCCTGAAACTGTTGCAAGAATTGATTCAGTTGCTGGACCGCCTACTGCATTCCTAGGAGTAACAACAATAACTGCTGCTGCATCTGTAGATGTTGCCTTTGCTGCATAAACTGAAGCATCTGTTGTCGCACTTGTGACTTCTCCTGCATTTAGGATTGATGTTGTATTTGAAGGAAATGGAGTTATATCCGCTGCCTTCACTGTTACTGTCCAAGATGCTGTTGGTCCATTGACTGGGCTAGTTGTTAAAATCTTAGCCTCATATGTTCCTGCTACTGTTGGAGCGCTCAAAGTTACCAAAAACTTTGCTGTTACATATGTTGGAGTGTTAACTGTTGAGTTAATATTTGCTAAAACATTGCTACCTGCAATTACTACTGAGGCTGTTGATGTTTCTAGAAGTGATAGGGTTGCAGACTTTGCTGATCCCGCTGGTTGTGAAAACATAGCAGAGATCACTGTTGCAGTATCTGCTGATGTTTCTGAAATAAATGACAATGTTACCACTGCTGTTGCGGTATCTCCAGATGTCACAACGTCAGTCGCTGAGTCAATTGTAAGAGTTGGTGCATTAACAGCAGCACTTGTCGGAAGTGCTGTTAGTACGCCAAAAGACATTGCTGCAGCGATGCCTAGGGCGATTTTCTTAAATGAATTCATTTTTCTCCTTGGTTTTATGTTATATCTGACATTTCGCCAGAATTCTATTATAGCAGATATAGACAATCTGTGTCAAACTAGGTTTTCTTTAATTAATTTTAATGTTCTTTTATTCATGCCAGAATTAACAAATTTATCATAAAGATATGACAATGACCTATTTGGATCATACCTTTTGTATGTTGTGGCAGCATAGACAATGTCTTCTATTTCTGGTGTTGCTATAAACTTTTTTAGTTTAACATTATCATGAGTTTTAAAATTAATATACATCAATGGGTCATTTTTTTCAGATATAATTACTTTGTCTGAGTTGTCATAAAATTGTAATGCTGCGTTTACTGGTCTGAACCATTTAGAAATATCATAACTTCCTGGAATTATGTATCCGTTTTTACAAAAGTTGCTTTTGTGCATAAAGGGACTTAATATTTCAATTTCTACAGGTTGTTCTGAAAAAAATAAATATCCAGGAGTATAGTTAAAATTATAGACATCTTCAATTTGCAAAACTCTATTCGTAAAAAGTTTATCTAAATCTCTGTTACCTAAATTAAAAACTTTACTTTTTTCTACTCTTACGTTTATATCAAAAGGATTTTTCATTACGTACATATTTTTTGTATATTGCAAAAATGATCTACAAGAAAACATAGAAGCAATGTTTTCAATATTTTTATTTTGATTTTGTTTTAAATCTTTATATACAGGAAACAATCCTTCATCTAACATTGCTAACGTCATGTTAGAATCAAATATGTTATCTACTTTTGACTGTGTTGCTTTAACAGCATAATATATTTCAATCATAATAAATTCAACTTTCCTAAAAATTCTTTAACATCATCTGGCATTTCGTTGTTTCTTTCATTTTCCAACTCTTGCCTCTTTTGCCTTTGCATTTCTCTGTGTGCGCTTGACCAAGTTCTAACCTCTACTTCAAGATTATTTTCTTTACTAGTATATGATATCGCACCAAAGGCTGCTCCGCAAACTGCGTCAGCCAAGTCTTTAGAAGATTTACGTGGATGGTCTACACGATTATTTTTCATAATCTTAAGTTCAGATAATTCTTCTAATAAAAGTGGAATGCTTGGCATAACAATTCTATCCTCATAAATAAGCATAGCCAAATCTTCATAATGTTTTTTAGCAACTGAAACTGTGTCTGTATTAATATTTACAGCCTTAAGTTCTTGCTGAATATCATATGATTGCCATCTATCGAATGTTACCTTGCCAATATTAAATCCTAATCTTCTAAGATTAATAATCCAGTTCTTTACCTCACTTAGGTTGACTGCTCCTTCTTTTTTAGGCTCCCACCATGCAACAGCATCTACTACAACAATTGGCGCTACTTGCTCATAGTCTTTAATAACCTGCAAGTTAACCCATTTTTCAACGTGTGCAATTGCTACAGCACACTTATCATGTCTTTGTGCTAAGTCTGCGTGAATGTAATATGTTTTATTTGGATCTGGAACAAACCCTTGATCAAATCTTCTAAATTCATCTACTGGATTACGAATGGTCATACATTTTTCTAACTTATCCTTTTGTTTAAAGAAAGCATCAGAAGAATATGTTGGCATACATAGGAACCGCATCATTGCATCTCCTAAATCTGTATAAAAAGCAATTTTAAAATCATCAATACTTCTAGTTGGGTTTACTTCCCATGTTGGTCTTTTAAGTGCCCATACTCCAGGGAATTTGTAAGAAATAATATGGTCTTCTTCCCATTCAATTTGTAAAGTATTATCTGGTGTTCCATCGAGCAATGGATTAATTATAAACTTATGTGATTTATGAACTACATCTTTGTCTGCTATAACACTCTCGTACTTTTCAGAAATGAAGTCTCCTTGATATCTTGGAAACGATAGCAATACAACCTTTCCTAAATCAGGAAAACGAGAATCTACAGTTCCTCTAAATGCCTTATATATATTGTCTGCTGTTTTGCCTTGTTCATTTCCAGTGCCAACCTCACTAGCAAACCCAGAAATTTCATCAAGAACTGCAAGCAATAAGTTTAAACCTTCATGGGATTCTCTTTCTGAATGTCCAGAATAAACTGTGATAGTTTTATCAAACTCAATAGAATCTACTTTAGCATTATATCTTCCTGCAAACCAAGGAGATCTTTCTATTTTTGTTTTAAATCCTTTGAAGAAGACGTTTTTTGCTTGTTGGGCGTTGATAGCAACGTTAATAAGGTCAATTGCATCACCAGGCGGTTTGCCAAAATACCTCGCGGGATCTTTAAGACATAGCAACTTATAAACAATATAGGCACAAGCAACAGTTGAAGTGAAGTCCTTGCCACTACCCTTCCCAAGTTGTAAAATAATTTCGTTCTTCGTGTACTTGTCATAATATCTTGCTCCCTCTACATCCCCCATTAATAATTCAAGGTCTGCCTTTTTATATATTTGACTCATTGCCTCTACAATTTCATATTGTATATCTGACAATGGTGGTTGTCCAAGATAGTCTGATGACTCAATAAATGTTTTTGCATCTACTGGAGTTTCTTCAAAAGGGTTATCTTGTAACGCTTCTAAAAAATCATTGAACATCGTGGACAATTGTAATCACCTCGTCTGATCTTGATATATCAGACAACCTTTGCATAATTAAATCACGAACCTGTGGATGATCTTTTGCAATATCTTTTAATATATTAACAAGAACTTCTTGTCTTTTTTCAATTTCAACCACTTCTTCTGCAAGTTCTTTATTTTCAAGCAATCCTGCTTTTTGCAACATCTCAATTCTTTTTGCTTCAATATCTAATACTAATTTAATTCCAGCAGTTTTTGCTCCTAAGTTATTGTTCATTGTTGCTTCATCAATAACTTCATATGCCTTTGCAATAAGTTTTCCATAATGTGCATCTGCAGCAGCAAGTGCTTCTTTAGCCCTAGAACGAATGGCATCATTTGCAGATACCATAACTTTCCATTCATTTAAATGTGCAACAACACGAGTTCTTGGAATACTTAAATCTTTAGAAATTTTTGTTGGATCGCTACCTTTTAAATATTCTTCAACAACCTTATTGATTTCATCTAGATGTTCTACTATTTCAATATCTTTAGACATTTTTTCCTTCAATTCTATTAATTTCATCTTGTATATAAAAGATAGCCTTCTTTAAATCTTCAATATGTCTATACTCATCTTTTAATCCTGCTCTCCATAAATATTTAAATGCATTTCCAATATTAAAGTTTCTATGACGGGTAATTTGAATACACTCAACACCAGATGGATCTGACGTGTAATGCTCAGGGTGATTCACCTGGTCTACTGTGATTTTAAGACTATCGCTCATCTTTTTGACTTCCTTAATCCAAATTTTGCAAGATAAACATAGATTGTTTCTATGCTTGCCCCACACTCTTTTGCAATTTCTTCTGGAGACTTTTTGTCAATAACAAATCTTTTCTTTAGCCATACCTCTGAAGTATAAAGTTTAGCAGACATCATGCCTCTTTGTCAACTTTAATAACGGGATCAAGCCTATTCCAATATCCGTGAGGGCTACCTTGATACATCTGTCCAGTTTCACGATCCATCAATATCCACTTTGTTGGAGCAAGAGTTCTTACAGTTAAGATTACGTCAGAATCTTCCTCTTTAAATAAAAACATGTCTCTATCGCTCATACTTCACCATCAAATTCAAGAACATCATAGTTATAGGCATTGGAATCCTCAAGTATCCACTTGTCGTAACTTTCAACATCCCATTTATTTGTATTAATTAGCCTATTTATTACTAGATCTTTTTTAGTAACAAATGATGGCTCTTTAATTCTTACCCTGTTGTTTGGCTGTACCGCAAAATTTCCATCATCTCTTTGTATTACATGTCCACATTTATGTTGTCCTGGATTTTCAGAATACCCATCATCCAAAATATTAGTTTCTGGGCTATGCCAATCTAAAGTAAATAGATAAGTTCCAGGAACATTAGTTTTATTTCTATCAATATAAGACATTCTCATATTGCTTAATGCCTGAAACTTTGTAACAGAAACGTGTGAACTAAAAGAATTCCATAAAACAAGATTATGTATCGGCTCTTCTGGAACTCCTGGTTTAGTGCAGAATGCATTAATTGGCATTCTCCACCAAATCCCACCATCTTCCATCATAAAATGAAACAGTGGGCTTCTTGCTTTAATACTTGAAACACCAAATATTACACATGGAAAATACTGATCATGACTATCCAATTGATCTCTTAAAAAATTTCCACGAACATAACATTCAATTGGTGGTATGTTTGCATTTAACTCTGGCATTAACCAACCCCCTTTTCCCAATTATTTAAACCCCAATGTCCTATGCCACAAGCATCTGCCACATCATTGTCATCTATAATCTTATCATAGTTGATTTCAATAAACTTTATAGTTCTTTCTTTTCTTATGTTACGCTCATAAGATTTATACCACGCATCTGACTTACCTGGATTTTTTAATCTAATAACAAGTTTTTCTTCTTTAGATAATGCTTTATTTCCAATATAATTTTGCCAAGTTATTGGTGATACCTTTGCTACATTAAGCACTCCAGAAACTCCTGCTGCTCCAATAATAGCGCCTTGAACCAACGCAAGATCTGCTGCAGTTTTTGGACTATTCATAAATACGGTATGTTCAATAATTATAGAATCAGTATTAATAAATGATTTATCTTTTAAAAACGACTGCACTTTTTTTGATGCATCAATACATTTTTGATAAATATCTTTTCCTTCAAAATTAATCTTTCCAATCATTTTTAAATTACCAAACTCAAAAAGGGCAAATGCTAAACTATTAGTGCTTGCATCAATAGCAACAAATTTTTCTGGTCTAACGTATGTCATCATAGTCTATCAACCCCTTCAACTCTTTTAATGCTTTATTAACTTTTTTATTATCTACAGAACAGTTTTCACAATAGTTAGAGTCGTTATATGCTGAAAGAACAATCCCACATCCTCTTGCACATTTACGATCTTTGCCATGTCTTTTTTTGCGTTTATTAATTGCTTGCTTTTCTGCAATTTTAATTTTTGTCGCTTCAACTCGACATTCTGGACTACAATAAATTTGATAACTTACGGCAGGAGAAAATTCATTCTCGCACCACTCACATGGCTTCACTCAATTGCTCCAGCGAACCAATTTTAATTACCCCTGGTTCTGATTGGGCGCATGCCTTTTGTATCGGACATCCTTTGCAAATTTTAGAGTTTGATCTATAATTTTTTTGTGGTAACTGCTTATCTTGCCATGCTTGCCTTACGGTTTTCATCCAGTCAAATGTAGTATTAATCCATTGTCTATAGTGATCATTAACACTAATTGGAACTATAAACAACTCATAATTATTTTTATTCTCATAAATCATTAAACCATTAGACATCTTCAATATCTTCATATAAATCAACAACTGTGCAATATGATATGTCTTTGCTTTGTTTGTTTTTTTAATATATTCAAAACCTTCATTGCTTACAGTTTTAATTTCAATAACAAACTCTTCGTTATTCCACTCAACCATTCCATCTGCCCAGCCATAAATAGGAGGGTCGTTGCTAAGAATTTTAAACTCTGTCGTATCCTTACCATCTTCATCTACAAACTTTTTAGCAATCCCAGACTTTAGTAGTGCATCTTGAATTCTACCGTGAGAAAGAGATCCATTAGACATATTTGCTACTGAAAACGGAGTGTTTGTGCTTTCAAAAACAACACCATCAAATGCGTGATACCAATATCTAGGACATTCTCCATGTCCATAAATTAAGCCTGATGGCGCAAATGTTTTTTTCTTTTGATGTTTTGGATCTTGTCCGACCATATAGCCAGACTGTATTTGTTCAATAACTGCATTTACATCTATACTATTTTCTGATTTCGCTGGTCTAACCATTACTTGCTGTAGTAAACTTTTAGTCATTATATTCCTTTGTTTATATAAGTATACACTATTTGGTAATATATTTTAGTGCTGATACTAAACTGTTTACTGATTCTGCTGCAGTGTAGTAAATATTTTTCTTTCCCCTGTTACTTTTGTCAACATTTGCCATCCAAGTTGCCCTTAATGATAATTTAGCAGCAATAGCCTGAAGCCTGACAATTTCTAATGTTGCTACCTGAATTGGGATATCTGGCTTAATAATAAGTTTAGCAATCATAGTAAGTGCAGTTGTAAGATCTTCATCTTCCATATAGTCTGATATTTCAGATAAACCATTAATCATTTCTAAGGTTGTTTTTTCCATTAGATTAATCCTTTCTCATATTTCAACTTTAGTGTTTTTTGTTTTATATCTATTTGTTTTTTAAATTCTAAACTTATTAAATTATCTTTTTCCGTTTTTTCTGAAAATTGACATAAAAGCATGTCTACATGTTCCCCTTGATTAAATATTTTTTTCTCTCGCCAATGAACTTGATGAGTTCCAGAAAAAATTAATGCCTCATTATTATTTAAAACATACTTAACATTTTCTATAATAATTGGCCACGATGTATTACTTTTTAACTGAACATCAAATGTTAATCTTGGTTGTTTAAAATTTGTATCTACATGTGGCAATAATTTTGGATTACCGTAATCTAAAGAGTATCTTGTAAAAGATATGCTTTCTAATTCTAAGTCAACGTCTGAACTTTTTTGCGCTGTATCTATAATTTTATTTACAAGACTTGCACTAATCTTAAAATCAACTGTTCCATTATTTTGTATTGTATTTTCTTTCCAATACAAAGCAGAATATAGTCTTCCTAAATCATCTTGTTTTCTATAAAAATTATTAATTTCTAAATTAATTTCTGAATACAATAATTTTATTTCTTCTGCTGAAAATATATTGCTAACTACAAAATTATTATTTACAATACTGCTATCATTTGACATTATTTTCACCTTTTAATATTTGTTCTAAAACATCTACCTCTATTATAGCAAGTCTTATTTTTTTATTTCCTTCTCCTAAAACAATAACAAGTGCTGGATCACTATTATTCTTGATTGCATCTGTTACTACTTTTGCCCAAACATCAGAATTCAAAGTAAATGATTTTGCACTTTCTTTAAAATCTACAGTAAAACCATTCCAAGATGCATCTCCCTTTTTAGTATTTCTACCAGAGTTTTTATGCTGTGCAGCACCTAACCTTTTAGACTCAGAACGCTCACTCATTTTCATAATCCCTTTTTGATTTAGGAAGTAGATTTACTTTAGACATATGTTTTTTCGTACACATCCAAGTTACGTCTTTTGTTTCAAGCCAAAACCTACAGATATCTACAACTTCACTACATTTTTGACATGCAAATTTACCAGTAAAAGTTTTAAACTTTTCAGACATTATTAACTTTATTCTTTATCATATCTTGTAAGTCTAAATCTTCTCTTACTCTACTTACAAATGTATCTCTACCCTGAATCTTTGTACCATCGTCAAGTTGATACCAAGCACCAGTCCTATTGATTATCCCCAAACTTTCTGCTGTATCAACCAAATCAGCGATGGAATCAATACCAAGATCATCACCTCTAAAATAAAAATCATACTCACCAGATTGGAAGGATGGAGAAGTTTTTGAAAACTGTAACTCCCACCTAACTTTACGACCAACCTTTTCTTCAATGAGTTTGTCTCCGACATGTATCTTTCCCTTCAATGCTTGATTATCTGATTCTGATGAAAATAGTTTAACAACAGTTGATGAGTAAAACTTTGTTGCCTGACCACCAGTTGGTTGTTGGCTGGTATACATTGCATTAATATTATTTCTTGATTGTGAAATAAGAATAAACAAAGTTGGCTTAACTTTATTGTTTGCATAATTAATCATTTTCCACGCATTACTAAAATCACGAGATTCTGCACCAATTTGTTTAGTATTTTCTAATTGTTTTAGTTCATCCGTATCTTTTTCAAAATATATTGCTGGTAATAATGAAGTAATTGAGTCAACTACAATTAAATCAACTCCAGCCTCCATTAGTTGCACACCTACATCAACCATTTCATTAATTGTTCTAGCCTTTGAAACAATTAATTTAGATGTATCTACGCCAAGTTTTTGTGACCATTCTTTATCGTATGACATTTCAGCATCAATCCAAGCACAAATCTTTCCTTCTTTTTGTGCTAAAGCAACTGTCTGAAGGCATAGAGAAGACTTTGCAGACGACTTAGATCCCCACATAAGAACTTGTCTACCATACGGCAAACCACCGTTTAAAGCCCTATTAAGACCAGTGCTAGGTGTTGCTGCATATTCTGTTGCTGGAACTGAATCTCCAGACATTATGCTTTTACGTAATTTAGGATTAAGTTGTGCTAAGACTTCTTCTATACTAACTGACATGTACATCCTCCAATGTTACTGTTCCGTCTTTTGTCTTTCCAAAATCAAACTTATAGGATTTTCCTTCTTCAATATGCATATATGCTTTTGCAAATGCCGTAGGAAATACTGTGACAGAATGAAGATCTCTAGATGTATCTGCAAGTGTTAGAGAAGCCATCTTTTTACCTGTCTTTGTAATTCTTGGTTTAAGAGATATTACAAACATTTGATCGTCCTTGTATGGTAACTGTTTGTATCCAAGAAACTTAACAAGTGCGTGAGATGATTCTTTTATTTCTTCAGAGGGTACGAAAGATACAATCCTATTATCATTGCAAAGAACCAAGTAAGAACGACCAGTCTCAATAGTCGTATTTTCATCATCAAATATACCCACAGACCCAGTTTTGTCCAAAATTTCAACTCGTGACCATCCTGTTCCTCTTTTAATTGATTTTACCATACCCATAAAAATGTATGATCCCTTTTCTTCAAAGTCAACAATATCCTGAATAAATGCATAGTAGTGAGAAGGTATTGTAATATTAAACTCTGGAAGATTTAAATATTCATACAGGTTTTCTTTAATCTCCTGATCATTTCTAGGATTATCATCAAATGTTGCTGCACCAATTACTCTAAGTGCTTGGAGTGCACGACTGTTTACTCCGTTGCCCTTGGTGAATGTAAACCCTTCAAGTTCTTTGTAAGAACTAAATGGTCGTGCTGCAATATATCTTTCTGCAATTTTGTCAGATATGTACTTGATAGCAGTGAGCCCAAACCGAATACCCTTACCTTCAATTTTAAAATCGATATCCGAATCGTTAATGTGAGGTAACTTAACGCTAATGCCCATTCTTTTTGCTTCAATAAGATATTCAGTTCTTGCATCTTTATCCTTTTCATTCTTTAGCACTGAGTACATAAACTCAAGTGGGTAATAATATTTTAGCCATGCTGTCCAATAAGATAGTGTAGAGTATGCTACTGCGTGTGACTTATTAAATGAATACCCCGCGTGAGCCTCAAAATCATGCCATAAGTCACGAGCAATGTTTGGAGAAACAAACTTAGATGCACCCTCTACGAACTTCTCTTTAAACTGATCAAATTCTTTAGCATCTTTTTTCTTGCCAATGATCTTTCTAACTTTATCTGCTTCTGACATGGACATACCGCCAAGGTGTACGCATGCTTGCATAACTTGTTCCTGGTAAAGAATGCAACCATAAGTATCCTCCGTAAATGGTTTTAGTACTTGGTGTGTATAAGAAATATTTTGACGACCATGTTTACGATCAATATAGTCCTTTCCAATAGTGTTCATTGCGCCTGGACGAACAAGTGCGTTTGATGCTGCAAGTTCATTTAGATTCTTGACACCCATTTTAACAAGAAGGTTTGTGTATGGTGCTGCTTCACATTGAAATACACCCTTTGTATATCCATCTGATAGCATCTGATAAACATTTGCATCATCCATCTTAATCTTAAGAAGGTCAATCTTTTTGCCATCTCGTTCTTTGATTATGTTAATTGTATCCTTAAGAACAGATAAAGTCTTAAGACCCAATGCATCAATCTTAATCAAACCAATTCTTTCAGCCTCTTCCATATCAACACCAACTACAGGAATTCTTTCATCAGATCCAGTAGATGATCTTGTCTCAAGTGGTGCGTATCTAAAAATTGGTTCCTTGCTTGTTACTACACCTGCTGCGTGGATTCCTGTACCACGAATGCGACCACGAAGTTGTTCTCCATAGACTTCTACTTCTGGATACTTCTCACGAAACTCTCTTGTTGATTTTGAACTACAGAAATCATCCCACGAGTCTACAGTCTTTAAAACCTTATTTACATCTGACAGTGGAATATTTAGTACTCGTGAAACATCTCTCACAATTCCTTTGCCAGTAAACTCAAGGAAAGTAGCAATAGATGCAACGTGTCGATACTGTCTAACAAGATAATCTTTTACTTCTTCACGGCGAGTATCTTGAATATCTGTATCAATATCTGGAAAGTCATTACGCTCTGGGTTAATAAAACGGAAAAACAAAAGGTTATGCTCAATAGGATCTATGTCTGTAATCTTTAGTGCATAACAAACAAGAGAACCAGCAGATGAACCACGACCAGGCCCAACCATTATCTCTTCTTTCTTGGCCCAGTTGATCATGTTACTCACAACAAGGAAGTATGGAGCAAACTTCTTATCTTTGATAATTTGCAACTCTTCTTCAAGTCTATCAAGATACTCTTTGTTTTCTGATAAACCTCGCTCTGCCAAACCTTCTAATGCAACCTTTGCAAGTTCTTTATCAGGACTCTTGTACTGTACTGGTAGTAGGTTTAAGCCTTCTTGAATTCCATAGTCTCCTACTGTCTCTGCTAATAGGAGTGTGTTTGAGTATATGTCTGGTCTATCAATACCCTGCGCTTCCATGGCTGCTTTAATCTCTTCGTATGATAGCAAGTGTATATCAAACTTGTTAAATGACATCTGACGATCTTTGCCATAGAGATAGTCAAGGCGCTCCATCATGTTGCCCTTTTTCTTTGACTTTTCATATGTTGCATC